AAATTGATAGATATGACATATTTAATGATGTATTGTGTATAATTCCATTACAAATATTAGCATATAAACTATCGTTATCAAAAAATATTAATCCTGATATGCCACGAAATTTAGCTAAAGTAGTTACGGTTGAATAATTGTATATTTAATATAATATATTATTTATTTATTATAATTAATTAAGTAAATTAATTTTATTTTGTAATAATATATTAATGAATAAGATTAATATATGTTTAATAATTGGAATTGTTATATTAATTATAAGTATTTTATATTTAAAAACTAACGAAAATTTCACTACATCGTCTGTTTCACAATCAAATGGTAGTTCAACAAATACGGGTGATATAGAAACAAAAATTAGAGCATTATTAAATGAACATCTAGATGATTCAACCCATAATAGTAGTGATTTAATTCCTAAAACTGCCGTAGAAATGGCTGCTAAAAAAGCAGCTAATACTATTGTAGATAATATAAATAAAAACTGTCCAATGGATTTTAATGAAACTGATTGGGTTAGAAAAACTGATATTGAATTAGAAAGACAATGCCCGTCGTGTCCAGATTTAAAAGATTATGTATTAAAATCAACTATACCACCAATACAAAAATGTCCTCCATGTATTTGCCCTAAAGTAAAGGTTGAAGCTGGATTATGTAAGAAATGTCCAGAACCTAAAAATAATTGCCCAAGACCTGCTGCATGCGACGCAAATCAATGTAAAAATGTTATTAAGTGTGAACCACATCAGAAGCAGGTTCATTGTCCTAAATGTCCAGCACCAGAAGCTTGTCCCAAACCAGTAGAAAAATTATGCCCTGCTATAGACTTACCAAATTTAAATACTAAATGTCCATCACCACAACCATGTGCTTTACCAGAAAAATGTCCTGATGGACAAGGTAGATGTCCAGATAAAAAATGTCCATCATGCACATTTAAAGGTATTGAAACAATAACTCCTGAAATTAATTCCGCGGAATTAGTTGAAGAGTTACTATTTTCAGATGACCCTAAATTAAAAGAATTATTAAATTTATTAAAATATAAATTAAGTTTAAATCAAAATCCATCACCAACCGAAATGTCCATTTTAAATGATAAAATAGAAGAAGCTAAACAATCCATAAATAGAAATGTAAGAGGTGTATTAGAAACTCCTAATGAAACATCGAATGAAATGCCAAATGCCCCACCAGCAAGAGTAAATGGTGGAAAACAATATGAATATGGTGCTAATGAAATTAATTATGTTCCAACATCCCAATTATTTTAATTTTATTTATTATTTTTATTTTAGTATTTTTTATTTATTATTTTTATTTTAGTTAAATGAAATAATTTAAAATTGAATAATATTTGTATCGTTATTGTATAGTTATTTTATTATTATTAATAACCATTATGATTGGACGAGTGATAAAATTTACTAATAGTATTGATAATATCAGTGATTATATAAATAATACGGTGTATCATAGAGAAAACAACGAAATATATATCACTAAATATAAAATAAAGCTTAATAGTTGTAAAAAAGGTGACTTTATATTTTTTCAAAAAAATAATATTATTTCGCATTATACAACTCTCAAAAAAGATGGTCCCATAATCCATAATGATGTTAATTACCCTATTAAAATAAGTATTAATGAAGCTATAGAAATGGAAATACCTATAAATAGTTCTGATTATGATATTAATGGTCAAGGATATAATATTCTTGATATTTCTAAAATAAAAGAATTAATAGAAAATGAAGAAATAAATAAATATACCGAACAATTCTTATCAGATGAAAAATGGTATGAATATTTTGTAGATAGATTAGATAATACTATTAATCGTAGTAATGTATGGGATTTAATTCCAGATAATAGAATACATTATTTAAAACATATAGCCGATTATACTTTATTGGATAATAATGAAGCTATGTTACATTACTTTGGGGAAATATTTAGAGACATGTATTTATGTGAACATGGATTTATGGTATATGGTGATTGCTGTGAATGTAATAACTAAGAATATAATTTATTAATAATATATGTTAAATAGTAGTATTTTTTTATTTAGTATAATATAATGGAACCACTTTTATTTACATCGTCATTATTAATTGGCAAAGAATTATTTACACAAACTATATCCAAAACAACCACTAATATTTATAGTAATGTTAATGAGGTCTTAGCTGATGAAGATTTCGAATTTAAAAAAATATTAGAAAAAATGGATATTAAAATAAAATTGGATATAATCCATAAATTTATTGAACAATTGGAATGTGAACATAAATTAATATTAAAAAATAATAATACTATTCATACTAGTTTAAATTATGTAGTTGATATAATTAAAGATATAGAAACCGAGATTAAACATATTAATGATGAAATAAAAATCCATAAACTAAAATGGTTCCATAAATTTAGAGCAGCAAATTATAAAACTATGATAAATAATCTTATTATACATCTTAAATTATTAGATGAACGATTTGAGTTATTTATTAAATTACTAAAGATTTATATATAAATCATTATTTATTTATTGTTATTTTTTAATTTGTTTTGTTAAATTATTACAACTACTATTATAGTTTAAATATTACATCTACTATTAATACTTTTATTACTATTACTATTATTTAGTTATAGTGCAATATTATTTAAAATTGATTATTATATTTTTGTATATGATACAATATATACTATTCTCCTAGAATATTTTCATTCACAAACTAAAAATGACTTTCCAATCTAATAAAGAAGATGTTATGAAATTTTACGAAGATACCAATGAATTCCGAACTGAACATCGCAAAACTTATAATGAACTTCTTAAAAAAATTAATTCTAAAAAGGGTATGTCATTTCTAAATACTAGTAATCTAGATGATTTTATGAGCCAGGCATTTACAGAATTTAATGATTTTAGAGCCCACGTTTCTTCACAACCACTTGATGATAGCGATATAACATATGTTTACGATATTAATAAAAAGGAGTATATTCAAGGTTTCAATCTACCAGAAAAACAAATTGTGGAAAAATACCATTTTGTAGCACAACTTATTGGGAGTAATTTGTCTTTGAATAATGGTTCTACATGTCTTCAGGGTCATAAAAACCCTAGTTTAAATAAAAAATCACTAAAACAATCATATTTTAATAAAAGTAAAACTAATGTTAGTATTATGGAATCACCAAATCCAAAACTGACAAAAAATTGTAGTTGTGTTAATTATTGTGAATGTGGAACTTATAAAAGTAGTTTAATAAATAATCATTATTCTATTCTAGAAACAACCAATCAATCTATTTGGGTGGATGACTATTTTAATATATATCTGCCAGGTATTAACACATATCTGATTTTTAATTATACCAAATTTCCACTTTATTCATTCTTCATTAACATTAATAAATTAGGATTATACCATAATATGAAAAATGAAAATGAACATATTCAGATCATGTTTAATACCCATTGTCCTACAGATTTAAGTGATTTTACCAATTTTAAAGAATTTGTAACTGGTATTGTTTCATATAAAACTAGTCAAGATGTGAGAGATAAAACTAAAGATTTGTTTAAAAATATCCTAGATTTTTATCAATACGACGAAAAATATAATTATTTTGTCCAATTTCAAACTCTAGTAGAAAAATTCACTCTATTATCTCCACCAAAAATTAGTGGAAATAGTATTTCTATTGACAATGACGCCACCATGAATGAAGAACATAAAATTTATGCTCAGTCACAGCGTATTAAAGAATTGGAGATTTTGAATGAAACACACGCAGAAGAATTAGAACATTTGCGTGGTGAAAGAACAAAATTTATTGAACGTGATACTATTAGTATTAAAAAGGTTACGGATTATCAAGCACTACTTGAAGAGTTAAATGAACAGCTACATGATGAAATAGATAAATATAGTATTCTACAAAAAGAAATTCTAGGATTTAAAAATAAAATTATTGATTATAGTGAGCTTCAACATTCACATGATTTGATACAAAAAGCGTATGGTACAGTTAAAACAGAATTGGTCGACAAAACTCTTAAGATTGACACACTAAAAACTCTAAATAATACATTGATTGATAAACACACTGAAGCAAAACAAAAACTAGTAAAGGAACGCCAAGTGGTTAAAGAGGATAAGGAAACCATTAAACAATTGACACTCGAAATTGTATCTATTACAGATAAGACTAAGGAACTAGATAATTCTATTAAAATTAAGGACACACAAATTGAGGAAAGTGGTAAGCGAATTGATGGATTGGTTTCTAGTATGAGTAGTAAAGATGAGCCAATTAAAGATGAATACCAAGATATGTTGCTAGCACAAATTAAAGAAAAGAATGAAGAAATTTCATCACTTAAATCTACTATTAGTAAAATAGAAGCAGAAAATACACAAACAATTAAGAAATTTAATACGATGAAATCACAAGTCGCGTCTCTAATTAATGTATAATTAATGTATAATTAATAATTATAGTATATTTCCAATAGAATGTTTATGTATATTATGATTCCATGTTAAATTTTTAGTATTTATAAAATCACAATCAGTACATTTAATAATTAATATTTTTTTTTGTTCTGTAATGTTCCATCCAACACTATTATTCGCACTATTATTCGCACTATTATTCGCACTATTATTAGCATTTGGGCTACAAACTAATATTTTATTACATTCTTTACAAGTTATGGTAAATTTACAATAATTTGACCCAAAACAAATATACTTCATACAACATGGAATATCGGTATAATAATATATTTTGTGATTACATGCTGGTACATAATAAAAATGTTGATTTAGTCCATATGTAATAAACCAATTAGCTTGATTACAATCGCTACATTTATATATATTTTTTTTAATGAATTTTTGTAATATATTATAACTTATTAGATATTTATATATTTTCCAGATTATACCTTTTACATCTTCATTTAGATTATCTTTAACTAATATATTATATTTAATTGAGAAATCAATGTATGTTTTAAGAAAATACATACTTAATTAACAAAATAAATTGTAAGTAATAAAATCAATTTTAATAAAATAAATTATTATAACCAAAATTATATATTATAAAGTGTATAAGCTGATAAATTTTTATTTAAAAAGTCCTCATTATATTTTAACCTTTCATATATATCATTTTTAAATGCATAATCCGGTCCTTTTAATTTAGGATATTTATCTCTATCTTTCTGTTCTTCACAGCATCTATGACAATCTAATCCTTTACAATTAGATTCTGTATGACAGTTATGGCATAGTGCCATATCATTATCCTCTGTTGTAAATTTTTTATATCCATATAAATTTACATTTAGTGGCATTTCACAATATCCATTTATACATTTTCCATATTCATTATCATAATTTATATTACTCTTATAAAAATGACAATCTTCATTAGTAACACATGGCGAATCCCATATACCTTGTCCATTTTCATCATCATTCTCGCAATTTTTTTTTGAATTAGCATTTTTAAAAAAACATTTGTTTGGGTTACTATTTCTAAATATATCGATGTTTAACATTTTATCTTTTATAAATTCTTCTTTTTCTTTACTATAATTAGATTTTGCATTAATATTGTTGGTATTATCTATCATAGAATCATGAATATAATCATTATTAAATTTATATAATTCGGATTGTTTTAAATCGCCAAATATTATATTTTCAATAGTATCTAAACCAACAATAAATATATTTTCTATATAATAATTCATATTTGCTATATCAATAATACTTTCCATGTAAATATTAAAATTAGTTAATTTATCTTCTCTATAAATTTTAAAAATAACTTCATATTTATATAATTTATTGTAACTACTATATTCTATAACATAATAGTTTTTATACTTAAATTTAGTATCTATATTTGCATTTTGAGAAATTATTTCTGTTATCCAATTAAGTATATTTAGTAATATTAAATTATTATAATATTGTTTAACAATAAATTTTTCATTTAAATTATCACATTCACCTATTTTTAAAATAGCATCACATGGATATTTTTCAATTAATTTATTTAATATTATATTTAAATCATTAATAGATATTTCATTTGAATCATTATATATATTACTTTTTAATTGTGAATATGATGATTGTATTTTATTTTTATATATTAATGTTTTTATATATTCACTATTATTTATTATATTTTTTAAATTATATAATTTATTTAAATCCAAATCTAAATTACTATTTTCAATATTATTAATTGGAAATATTTTCATATCTTTATTAAAATTAAAATTACTAATATTATTTGGTATAAAAGACATTAATTGATTATCATACATAATATCATATGTAATATCTTGAATTATACCATTTATATTATCAAATATAATATAAATTTGCTCATTTTTAAAGTTTATTTTAGAAATATTATCATTTAATTTTTTTTTATTAATATTTTTTAAATATTGATAAACGATAATACCATCTTTAGTGACTTTATCATTCTTAAATAATCTAGTAACCAATATGTTATTTTTATCAATATTATCATTTATAAATAACGTGTCATTTACTAGAAACTCTGTAATTTTATTTTTTAAAACTAATATATTATCGGGTGTTAAATCTGATATATCTAAATTAATATCTATTTTCAATTCTATTTTTAATATACTATTTTTTATAACATGAACCTTATTAATATTTGAGAAATGTTCATTTGGTGTCTGTGCTGTTTGTTTTGACTGTGTTGTAATATGTCTTTTTGAAACTGGATTATAAATGTTAATTAATATACTTGATATAAAAAACATTATTAAAAATATTATCGTAATGTATAATATTATATTCATTAAAATAATACAATAATAAAATAAATAGAAGAATAATAAAATAAATAAAAGAATAATAAAATAAATAGAATAATAATAAAATAAATAATATATTAATATCCGTCGTAATCGTCGTCTCCTTGAAAATCTCCATCATCATCCATCATAACATGTTCATTTAATGCTGCATACTCTTCTTGATTACCACTATTATAATTTTGTAACCAATCTTGATACGATTCTTCTGAATAATCTTCACCAAGAGTTTCTTTTGCTTTATCCCTATTAATATTATCTTTTTCCACATCATTATAGACTATATCGGCTAATTCTGTATCATCTGATGGTTCTTCATCTGGTTTATCAAAATATAGATTACTATCATTTTTTTTAAATAAATCTTTCCAAGTATCTAATCCAAGTGAAATCATTGTATTTAAACTTTGTCTAGCTTCTTTATCTAATGTTTCAATAAATTTTAAGGAGTCTTCCTTACTTTCGTCATACTGTTTATTAATTACTTTGTTCATATGGGTTTGTGTGTGTTTATCTGAATATTCCTGGGATTTATTTATTACTTCTAAAATATCATATAATAAATTAATTACCATCGTTTGATGAGTAGTAGATGTTGTTTCATCTAGATTTTCTAATAAATTTAATTCTGAGTTTGATAATTCTGTTGGTTCATCTATACTTAAACCCAGTGTTATTTCTAGATCTTCATCTGGATTTACAATTTTAACCGATTGTGATTGAGATTGTGGGGATTGAGCTAAACTATTATAATTAATTATATTTTTAAATAATATTACAAATATAAAATGTAACAATTGTGACGCATTTTTATTTGTAAATTTGCTATAAAATTCTATTTGTCCTTTACAATTATAAACATGCTCTTCTCCAATTATATTATTTATATCGTTCGTGTGATGTTGTATAATATCAATTACACTATTAAATATTTTTTGACTATTAGAGTCATTTTTTTTAGTTATATATTTTTCAATCAATTTATTGTTTTTCAATATATGGTCATTTAATAATTTTTTATAGGTAATCTCTATTTTCCAATTTGTTGGAATGTAAACATCTTCTTCTAATGAGTCGCATTTTATTTTAGACATAATACTGATTAGTAAATAGTTAAATTTGTGTATTAGTTTTATTTTATCATTAGATAATATATTTTCAGCATATTCCTTATTATATAATTCGTTATTTTCATCATATATATTATTTAGAATACCTAAATTAGTTAATAATGTTATGATTGTTTTTATTTTACCAGTCTCCAATTTACTATTTAATAACTCATTTATTTCATCTATTTCAACCTTTATTTGTTGATTAAAATCAGTCCAGCCTTTATCGATTTCTTCTTTTTTATTTTTTGATTCTATATATACTATAAATTTTTGTAAATATGCGTTTGTATTTAAATAAACGTTTTGTTTAATTATTTTTTTTAATTGATTTAAACTATTAATAGGGGTATCTTTATAATTCATAATTAATGATTTTTTTTTATTAATATTTTCAAGTAATTTATAATAATCTTCTAATATATATGTTTTTGTATTAATTACATCTTTATTTTCACCGGTTAATAAACAAATATTATTTTTATATACACGTGTTTCCCCTTCTAATGTATATAATTCATATAAATTGCGTATTTTGTGTTGTGTTATATCTGGTTCTAAAGGATATACAATATTGGAGAATGAAACCGGTTCTATATATTCGTCATTTCTAATTAATACCTTTGTATTTTTATTACTAATATTTTGTAAATTTTCTATTTTATTTAATTTATTATTAATAGTTTTAATTGTATTATCTGTTTTAATTAATGTTTCCAAATAATTATAATCAGATACATTATTTAAACAGCATGAATATGATAAAACTGATGGACTAAAAATATAATTTTCTATACTACTATCATTTATTATTTTATCTACATTACTTATAAATTTTAACGAATAATAATTCGACAAAGCATCCAAATTTTCAGTTGGAGATATTTCTTTACTATTAAATGATTCATTATTAATATCAAATAAAAATAAAGGTGGTTTAAATTGATTCCAATTATTTTTGGACTTTACAGATAATTCTTTTTTGACTGTTGATAAATATTGACGTTTTAAATTATATTTATGTGATATATTTTCATCTTGTATTAATTTAGTTATAGTAGATTGTAATAATGCATTTATTTTCAATTTTTTTAAACACTCATAATTAGTATTTATTTGTCGCAATTGTTCTAATATACATGTTACATAATCTAACCCCAAACTATTATTACCATTTAATGGAAATCCATCCAAACTAGATATACATTTATTATGAGGTTTTGTTATTTTATATTCAGGTATAGCTGACTGTAATACTATAAATAAATTACATATTGTATATATTATAACATTAATATTTTTATAATTATTATATGCTTTATCAGATGATTTGGGTTTACCCTTGAATGATGGTAACCATGTATCTTTAGATTTTATATTTGTTTCACATAAATTTTCGCAATTTTTTATTAATGTTAATGAATCTGTATCATCTAATTTTATCCCCATTATATTTGTAATTATTTTTATTATATTATAAATATCGACTATATCATTATCCACTTTATCTTTATCATCAGTTAAATGCATTTTTATACTTTCAACCAAATCACTATTTTCATATTTAGATTCATATACTTCTTCCTGAATAACCTCATGTGTAATGTCTCTAGCACCATTTTTTTTAAATCCTTCTGAAAGTTCATAATCACTCGGAAATATTTCTACACCACAATTATTACACCATATTTTACCATCATTTTCAATACCATATTCAGTAATAACACTATCATATATTTGTTTATTATTTTCAGGAGATACATTTTTATTAATTTTAATTAAATATGAATTGTGGTTACAACACAATACTTTATTTCCATATTTACAATATATATTTTTAGAATTTTCATTATCTTTTATATTATATGACCTTCCATATTTATTAATTAATAGCTCTAATAAATTATATTTAATATCATCAGATAATTTATTAATTTTTTCTAAATATAAATCTATTTTTTTGTACAACATTTCATATTCTGGATTTACAGGTATAATTGTTTTAGCCTCATTTTTTTTATCTATATAAATATTCTTACTCTGATTATTTACTAAATCTAAATAATATTCATGATATTTAATATTTGTATCACTAGTATCTTTCTCATTTAAACTTTCTTTAAGTTGATTAATATTAGTTGTTTTTTCAAATATTTCTTTATGTTTTAAATCGGATAATATAATATTATCTGTTAATGTTTTGGGAAGACACTGATTTTCTATATTTGAAAAACTACACCGCTTCATATCCTTTATAATATTTTGGATTTCATTTAAGGATTGTGATTGTTGGTTACATAAATCTTTGTTTGATTTTATAATTGGGTCTATCTCTAAAGCATCCTCTAAATTCCAAATTTGACTATCATTTGTTAAAGTAATCCTTTTAAATAGCTGTGTTTTATCAGGTAACTTTAAAATTGCATGATGACCATCTAATACATTGTCTCCTTTAATATATGCCATCCGTTTATCATGGTCTATTTTTATAATTTTATTGTTATCGCTTTGTAATGTTTCTAATGAAGTATACTCTTTCGCAATATAAATATTTAAACATTTATTTTTCTCTGCTACTATTTTAGTTACTTCCCCATCAATTAATATATCTAAATCACTTATTTCTCTAGATAATATTCCTACTTCTGATTCTAATTTTTTAATATATTCCATTGGATTATTATGTATTTTTTCTTGTATAGAACGAATTATTTTTAAGAAAAATAAATTACCATTATCCTTTTTAGAAATTAACCATCTTAATCTAGATTGAATACTATCTATATTACTCTGATAATATGGATATACTCCATAATATGGTTCGCATGATTTTAGTAAATAATTTGTAATAATTGGTATTTTTTGCTGAACTATCTTTGGTGGTTGTCTTATAAAATCCTGAAATACATCTTCTTTTTTATATGATTCATCTATATCTTTATCTATATTTTGAGTATTTTTTGTATTAATCGTATTAAAATTATTATGTGTTAAATCATCAATATTCAAATTATAGTATTTTAGATAATCAACGAAACTTTGTAGTTCAATATCATCTAACTCTTCAAATAAATTACTAATCGAATTGGTATTAGGAGTAATTTCTTTAAATAATTCTTTTAAATATGTATTATTTGATTTATTAACATTATTACCAGATGTAGAAAAACTAAATCTTTTAAATATGTTTTCATCATCTAATAAATTTGTTCTATCTGACTCATTAATATTTATTACTTGAATATTTGGTTCATCGATATCAACCTGTATTATGTTTTCAATTTCACCATCATTTATTTTAACTGATAATATATTACTATCAAATTGTTCTATAATACCATTTATGACGGATTTGTCACTAATATTAAATATTTTTACCTTGCTATTTACACTATAATCAACATTTACTATTTCTTCATTAAATGATTTTAGATTTTCAAACAATATATTATTATTAAATAATTCATTATTTACTACATCTACTAATTTATTATTATTTAGTGACTTGAAATTTAATTTATCTCTTGGAATACGCATAAATCCATTTATACTTATATCTTCACCTTCTACTAATACATCTTCTGACCCATTTTCTCTACTTATATTAGTATCTCCATTTAAAATATGAACTATATTACTATTATATGTAAATTTATTTTTACTTAATGTAAGTTTATTTGGGTCACATACATGTAAATTTTCATTAATTTTAGTTTCATAAGTATTATTACTATTTATATTTTCATAATTGTTTGTTATATTATGTAATGTATTAATTTCTTTTTTGTAAGAGTAATTTATACGAGAATTTGTTTTTTTAAATTTATTTCTTAGTTCTACATGTTTATTAATTTCAGAACTATTGTCTTTTTTTGTTATTTTATCGTCATCAATAGAATCTAAATTATCACTTTCTAAAATAGTATTTTCATCTTCTACAATATTATATAAATCTTTTTTTTGGTTAACACATGGTATATATCCATAATTTTTTAAATTGGATAACCATGATTTATTGGTTTGGAATTCATCTAATAATTTGTTATAGTTATCCCCTTTAAATTTGGCTGTAATAATTTCTCCATTTTCAATTGACGAATGTGTATATTTTAATTTATTAAAATGATTAACACTATTTGTTATTTTTCTTAAGTATATTTTATTTTTATATTTAGATTTATTTAATTTTACAAGTTCATTAATTAAATCATCGTTTTGGTCTAAATCATTTGCTACTATTTTATTCTCTGGAATTATTTCTTGTTCAATTATTTCAATATCTTCTTTAGTCTCCTGGATTATAAAATCTTCATCATCAATTATCAAATCCTCTTCAAATATTGCTTCATCTTCATCCAGATTTAATTTAGAATTATTACTTTTTTCTTCCGATAATTCCTTTAAAGTAATATTTACTGGATTTATCGAATTTACTAAATTAGTTAATTTTTTCTTTAATTTATTATTTTGAACTGTTTGTTTATCAACATCCAATGGTGGCTCTCCCAATTCAATCTCTTGTGGCTCTCCCAATTCAACCTCTTGTGGCTCTCCCAATTCAATCTCTTGTGGCTCTCCCAATTCAATCTCTTGTGGCTCTCCCAATTCAATCTCTTGTGGCTCTCCCAATTCAACCTCTTGTGGCTCTCCCACTTCAATCTCTTGTGACTCATTCGATTCAGCTTCCGGATCTATAGAAGAATTTGAATTTGTATTATCTGGATCAATACTAGAACTAGATGAAGTATCGTCCTTATTTGAAGACCCACCAGTTTGTGATAATTTAATATCGGTAATATTTAAATTATCGAATTCATTTAATTCTAAATCTTCTAATGTTAAATTATGATTCATAAATTATAAAATATTAATATATTTTTTTTTAAATTTTTAACATAACATATGTAATTTTAAAATTGATTTAAGAATTTATTATTAATATTTATTAATATAATAATGCACTATCTTGATTGTCTAAATGGTGTTACTGATTTTAGTGATACTAAAGAAATTTTAATTAATAAGAAATTAATAGTTAAAGAATATGAAAATCTATTTTTAGTAAAATATGATAAAAATTTATTAGATATAACTGATAGTGATAGTAGAAAATGTAGAGGTTTAATTATGGAAAAAAATACAAATAAAGTTGTATGTATTCCTCCACAAAAATCTATTAGAAATTTTCCGTTAGATAATTTTAACAATATTATTTTTGAAGAATTTGTTGATGGAACTTTAATTAATGTGTTTAAATATAATAATGTTGTTTACATATCAACTAAAAGTTGTTTGGATGCTCAATGTAAATATTATAGTAGTAAAACATTTAATTTATTGTTTAATGAATGTATAGATGTTTCTATATTTAATAATTTAGATGAAAATATATGTCTGTCATTTGTAATTCAACACCCTGAGAATATTATAGTTCAAAAATATGAAAAACCAGATTTAGTGCTTGTTTCTGGGGTTGATTTAAGTAATTATAGGTTTATACCAAATAAAGAACTACAATCATTATTGGAATCTAAAGATATGACTTTTAAAATACCAAAAAGTTATAATATTGATGATGATAACGGATTACAAAAGAAAGTTGCATCTCTAACACAACATGAACAAGGATTAATACTAAAATTAAATAATGATAATAGTATTAGGGGTAAAATTAGAAATGATTATTATAATTATGTTAAGGATTTAAAAGGAAATACTAATAATAAAAAATATTTATATTTTGAATTAAGGAAAAATAAATCATTAGAAGAATATATTAAATATTTTCCAGAAGATACCGAAATATTTGAATCATATAGAACTGAATTATATGATGCTCAAAATACATTATTTAATTTTTACCAAGATTGTCATGTTAGAAAAAATAGTGATACAAATAAGAAAAAAATTAAATTTCTAGAAATTGATTTTGAATATAGACCATTATGTAATGATTTACATTCTAAATATATTACCGATAATCAGATAATTACAAAATATAAAGTTATTCAATACTTAAATAATATCCCAACAGCAAAATTACTATTTGTATTAAATTATAAAAATAATTTAAAAAAAAATTTATTGAAAGAGATTAAAGAAAATAATACTAAATATAAATTAAATATTAAGATGTAATATCTATTTATAAATAATTATGTATAAGTATAATATATTTTAGTGTTAGTTATTTTGTTTTATTTTGTTTTTTTCTAATAATTACTTTTCCTCCAAATTCACTCGAAATTTCTTTCTTTATATTATCTAAAATAGTTAATAGTTGTTTACAAGTTGTATTAATAATTTCATTCACTTGGTCTATATTAATATTTGGAAGTGATATTTTTAATATAATTTTCTTTTCTAAAGGATGTGGATTTAAGTATCCAATAAATATATTATTTTCTTTATATATTTCATTAATATATGTTTGTAATAAATATCCTAGTGTATGATTTTCATTTAATATAGTTATATCAAAAGCTTTCATTAAACCTTTAGATTCTGTAATTAAAACATCAGATTTAGTATCCGATAATGTTTTTTTAATATTATTCAAAAATAGATTAATTTTATCTATTATTAAATTAATCCCATTTAACAAAATCTTATAAGGTTCTAATACACCTCTACTTTCTATACAAAATTCAAATTGATTAGGATTACCATCATCATCTATATGAAAATACCTATCGGCCTCTTCCAGCATAAATTTATGTGTTAATTTTTTTACATTAAATTTATCTTTATTAATTTCTAAATATTTATTTAATTCTAATTTTACTAATTCAGGATCCTGTTTATTTACAAAATAAATACATGATACTGGTGAAAATCTAATATGACTTTCACCTATATTAATTGATGATTTTCCTTCAAATTTTAATTTTTCCCCTTTTAAATTTGGTCCAGGATTTAATGTAGCTATTAAAATATAATCATTTGTTATAGAATTTTTTTTAAAGAAAGTATCATTTTTTTCTTCTATATTTGTTTCTATATTCAATACTTTAATATGCTCTGTAGTAATATTCATTAGTTCGGAACCAGTATTTTCAATATTTAATGAAAATTTATATTTTGATGGATCATATACATCTGGATTTCCATATATAGGTATTAACCCTAATCTATGTAATAAAAATTCATTATGAAATGATGATGTATTATCAATTATCTTTAAATCTGATTTTTCATAATCAGTTGTGTCAAAACTAATGGTTTTAACATGCGATATAATAATTCTTCTTAAAGTATTAACAAATGCACTATTAGCATTAATAACATCAAATTTTAAAATATCATCCTGAGATTTATTAAAATTAGTAAATTTAATATTATATTTTTCTTGATTTATAGACATAATATATTATTATATAATTTATATTTAATTTTAAATCAATTTTTAATTAAATCATTTAAATATATTTAGTAAGTATAATTTCTAATAATAAAAAATTATTTTGTAATATATGAAAAAAGATATTTTATTTTATAGTAATTTTTGTACATATTCTAAAGAAATAATAAATTCAATATCAAAAACAAAACTAAATAATAGTATTATATATGTATGTGTAGATGATAATAATATTCAACTACCACCTTTCATTAAAGCTGTACCAACAATTTACTTAGTTAATGAAAAAAAAATTGTAGTTGATGAAAATATAACAACATGGTTAAAAAATAATTTAAGTCAATACCAAAATGCTAATAAACATACAACAAATTCACCACCAAATAACCAAGGGCAACAAGGCCAACAAGGCCAAGGGCAACAAGGCCAAGGGCAACAAGGCCAAGGGCAACAAGGCCAAGGGCAACAAGGCCAAGGGCAACAAGG